GTAAAATCCGTGCCGCTAAGAAAGCTGGTAAAATGGACGAAGCTAAAAAATGTTGCTGTGAAGAAAAAGGCAAAGCTAAATGCCCAGTACATGGTCCAAAGAAAACAGTAGATGAAAGTCGTGTAAAAGATCATCATGCTGACCTAGTGCATGCGGCCGCTATTGTTGCCGGATTGAAACGCCGTAAAGATATGCCTAAGAATTCAAAACAATCTCAACCAGAGATGGATGCAGAAATGGATATGGACATGGGTGGAGACGAAATGGGTGGTATGCCGATGATGCATCAAGAACCAGAACGCTATGTACATCCAGATGTTAAAAAGAAATTAGAAAAATACGGAAAAGAAACTGAAGCTATGGCTGCGGCTGCTCGTCGTATTAATAGTAAAGATGCATCTAGCGAGTTTCAAGAAAGTGCCGAAAAGAAAACAATGAGTCGTGCCGCTAAGGGCGTTATGAAGTATGGCAAGGACGGAATGAAGGCACTGGCTAAAGCTGGTAAAGAAGGTAAAGACTTAGACAAAGTGCGTGACAAGTATGACAAGTATGACGAAAGTGCTAAACCAAGTGCTGGATTAAGTGCCGCTAAAAAGTCTGCGACTGTTAAAGCCGCTAAGAAAGGCGAAGACATTGGTAAGCCAGGTAAAGGTTTTAAAGCTCTTGCAAAGAAAGCAGGTGGTGGTGAGAAAGGTGAGAAGATTGCCGCAGCCGCTATGTGGAAAAACATTAAAGAAACTACTGCTTACATGATGGAAAAGAAAGCCGCTAGTAAGAAAGACCTTCCAGGCAATCAAGAAAAAATCGATGTAGATCATGACGGTAAAATTGAAGCAAGCGATTTAGCTAAATTACGTGCTAAGAAAGAAACTAAAGAATCTACTGATTTTACACGTATGCAAGAACAAATGGCTCGACTAAATCGTACTGAGCAACCGATGATTGCAGAATCACGTGAAGTTGATCAAATTCGTGCATTAACAAAACGCCTATTGGGATAATCCGATGGACATGAAACGCATACTACAGGCGATGGATGGCGTGGCTACACAACCTGTAGTTGGCGCTGATAGCATGGCTAAGTTTTTATCTATTGTAGACAAAAACGCCAATGTGCAAATTTTGCAAGAAGGTAGTCCTCATAAAGTAACATTGCCTGTACAAATGGCCATGCAACACTATCAACAACCAGAAGTTCAACAAAAAGTTATTGAACGTAAATCAAGTTTACTCAATAAATTCTTTACAGAAGTTGAACAAGAATTTGCAGAAGAGCAAACTCAAAAACGTCAACTGATTAATCAATATGCTAGCGTCATTGCAGAACGTGTAATGATGAAAGAATCTAAACAACTAGACGAAAAAAGTACTAGTGAAAAACAAGCTCGCTTTATGGCAGCGGCCGCACATGATCCTAAGTTTGCAAAGAAAGTAGGAATGAAGCAAAGTGTTGCTAAAGAATTCAACAAAGCCGATACTGGTACTAAGCAGTTAAGCAATGCTATGAAGCATAAAAAGAACGTTAAAGAAAATGAAATTCCAGGGCATAGTATGGGATTCACTGGCGGAGTAGGTCCAGGGCTACAAAGTAATGCACCAATGGAAGATGCCGCATCTACTATGCATCCTACTCGTCGCTATCGTATGATGCGTCGAATTAGTAAAAAAGCAGGAATTGATTTAAGTCATTTAGAACTTGCCAGCGATGACGAACTGCATCATTTGTATAAACAGCATGGTCTAGCAGAGATGGCTGTAAATTTTAATAAAGATAGTCCGTTAGACAGCGAAATTATTAATCACAAAGGTGTTAATCCTGCCAGTATTAGAACACGAATGGCACGAGCTGGAAGGCAATTAACCGAGTTAGCAGAAATGGCCAAGAGTGATGATCCTCGTATTTGGCAGCATTTAGCTAATCTATTCCCAGAATTAGAAATGAACATTGAGCAAGTTCGTCACGGTATAGAGCAGTTAGCAGAAATTAAATCTAAAGGTGGAAGACGAAGCGTAAATATTCCAAGTGGGCTACGTGAAAACGAATTACCTAAGCCACCTCAAAAAGTAAAAACAATTAAAGCAAAGAAAAAAACAAGTGTTTGTAAGACCGGACAAGTACAAACAGGTATGCAACCTAAAGATGGAAGAATGGTCCCTAAATGCTCAGTTAGATAATAGGAACAAAAATGAATATTAGAGACTTAGTCAATAGACTTGATATTATAGAAAATGTAAGATTAGATGAAACAGCAATGGCCGACATCTTGGCTGCCGTTAAAGGTACTGAAAATGATGAGGCTAAGCGTTTTCAAATTCTAGCACAGCTAGCACAAAAATATCAAGTTCCCGGATTATATGATCCAATAGGTGGAGGCTTTGTAACTAATCAAGGTCAAAAAAATATGTTCCCGGCTAGCAAGGATGTTGACTACATGCTGGCAAGTAAAGGTCTATTACCAAGAAAAGCTCAAACATCATCAATGTTTGGACGCCTAACCGGCTATAGTGGCGATGAATATGACCAAGGCATTCAAAGCATGAGTCAAAAAGTTGATGCAGATGCAGGGTCAGAAGAATTTGTTCAACAACATCTTAAGGCAGTTTACGATTTAACTGACAAACTTGAAGCAACTCTTACAGCACCTAAGCCAGCAACGCCAACAGGTAGCGCGGCATTAGATCCTGCAAAGAACCCAAATCCAGCAACTAATATCCCAGGTGGTCCGGGTGTTGTCCCAAGTAATACTACAAAATCAGGGCAAGCCAGTGAAAGTATTAGCATTTCAAAATCTCTACTTGAAAGTTTTGGGTATGAAGATAATCAAATTGACGAATACAGTATGCAGGATTTTGGCAATGATGTTAGCGACACCGCATGTGGAGCTGAACAAGGGCTCACGTTTGGTTTTGGTAACAACATTAACGCAGGTGTTAAGAGTCTGTGGAATGGTACAAAATACAAAGATGAATTAAGTAAAGAATATGATGCAGATGCCGCGGCACAAGCACGTAGTCCTAATCTATACAAAGCCGGCGAATATACTGGTATGGCGGCACCATTTTTAATTCCAGGCGCAGGCATGGCAAGTGCCGCAATTCGAGGTGCTGGGAAATTAGGTGCAAGAGAACTAGCCGCATTAGCCGCAAAAAAGGCCGCAAGTGCCGGTGCAAAAGCCGTTGCTAATCCAGGCGCAACTGCGGCAGGTGCCGCTAAATTTGCAGGCAAGACTGGATTAGGAGTTGGTGGGTTTATGGCAGCCGATGCTGGTCGTAAGGCTATCGATGCCGCACAACTAGCTAGCGGTGGAGATCAAAAGTTAGCACAGCTACAACAAACCATGGGATTAAAACCCGATGGTAAATTAACTCCGCAAACTAAACAAGCTATTATATCATACCAACAACAATATAAATTAAAACCTACTGGTATTCCAGATGCCGCAACATATAACTTTGCAGGTATTTCAGAAAGCAAACCACAATCATTAGCAGAAAGTATTGCAAGTCTTCGTGACCGGTTAGCTGAAATTGAAACTGCTAAACCTGAGACACATGATATATGGGTTTACCTAGATGAAAGCACTAATACGTTATATGATGAAGAAGGATATGAAATCCTTAATGCCGAAGAATATTTAAGAGAGAATGTATTATTTGAAAAAGCTGGTGAAGCCGCGGCTGTCGATAGTGCATTAGATCGTGCGGCACCGGGACTAGCAAGTCGTTGGGGCAATTATATACAAAGCGGATTAAGAAATGGCTGGAACAAATTAAGTAGTCTATGGGGCGGAAATGCAGAAAAGGCTGCGGCTGGTGATGCTAATGCCGCTAAAACAACTACAACTACACCAACAGCAACTCCTCCAACAGGTGCGCCTGCTGGTGCTCCAGTAAACCCACCAGTTGGCACTATTGTAAAAGATGCGCAGTCTGGCATAAATTATAAATGGGAAGGTGGTCGTTGGGAGCCTGAAACTAAACCAGGTTCAGGTCGATATAATATGCATGGAAAAGATGCGCAAGGTAACAGAGTCGACAGCGCAACTCTGGGCAAAGGTAAAACCAATGCACAAGCAGAGGCGCTACACAAACAATATCAAGCTGAATACGAAGCCGCAAGCAAAAAGCCAGGTGGCGCGGCGGCTTGGATCAAAGCTAATCCTAAAAAGGCAGCGGCTATTGGTTTGATTACTGCCGGAGCTATCGGAGGAGCCACATTATATGCCAATAGCGGTAGTGATGGTAACACTAATACTAACCCTAATACTAGCACAACTACAACTACAACTACACCCTCAACCGATAAGCCACCAGAGCAGGCACCGTTGGCAACTGAACCAACTCCAGATCAATTAGAGTTAATTAGACAGTTACAGGCAGAAATGCAACAAATTGCTGAACTAGGTGGATCACACGAAAACGAAATCGCAAGAGCAAATTCTCAAGCACAAAGATTAATCGATAAGATTATGAATGGTAAATCTGTTCCTCCGGCTAATACTGGTGCGCAACAAGGTGCAATGCCGTCGACCACGCAACAGCAACAACCAACAGGCCCAACATTTACACAACGAGCAACATATACTCCAACAGTGGGTGATGTTCGAGCTAATTTGGCGGCCAACGGTACTCCACAACAATAATCAAAATGGCAGATTAATTCTGCCATTTTCACCACTAAAATTTCTTAGTGGTTGCATTAACACAATAAGTAGTATATAATAGGCAATATAGGAGATATTTTATGTCAGGTAGAAATTATGGCGCAGAAGAAAAGGCAAAATTAGAAAGATTGATTGCTGAAGGTTCTACAGTACTTCGCGAAATTGAAGACTTACAAGTAGGCTTAAAAGAAACAGTTAAAGCAGTCGCTGAAGAATTACAAGTAAAACCAAGCGTTATTAATAAAGCTATTAAGATTGCCCACAAAGGTGATTGGCAAGCCTATAATGAAGATTGGGAAGAAATTGAAGCAATTTTGGATATCACAAAACGTATCTAATAAATATTGTTGCGAAAGGTTAGCTGGCCATAAACAGCACAAAGGTATTTGCAAGCCCTAAATTGCATGGAGAAGAAAATTTATGTCTTATGTAGACGCATGGTTTGACCGCGAGAATGACATCATTAAAGTGGTTGAACGCAATAAGAAAGGTGAACGTGAGTTTCGTGACATACCTGTCAAGCACACGTTCTACGTCAAAGACCCTAAGGGCAAATATCAATCAATATACGGTGAACCATTATCACGTATTGTCTGTAAGAACACAAAAGAACTGCGTAAAGAACAGGCCATTAATAGTGGTAAGGAACTTTACGAGTCGGATATTAATCCAATCTTTGTAACACTAAGTGAACACTATTTAAATCAAGATGCTCCTAAATTAAATGTAGCATTTTTCGATATTGAGGTAGACTTTGATCCAGAACGTGGCTATGCAAGCCCAGACGATGCGTTCATGCCAATTACTGCGATTGCTGTCTACCTACAATGGTTAGAAACTATGGTATGTCTAGCTATTCCTCCAAAGACTATTACTATGGAGCAGGCTAAAGAAATGGTCAAGGACTTTCCTAATACCTACTTGTTTGATAACGAAGCAGATTTGCTAGACATGTTTTTAGATCTAATCAAAGACGCAGATATATTAAGTGGTTGGAATTCAGAAGGCTTTGATATTCCTTATACCACAAATAGAGTGACAAAAGCATTATCTAAAGAAGATACACGCCGTTTTTGTTTGTTTGATCAATTCCCTAAACGTCGTGAATATGAAAAATATGGACGCAACGCTGTTACCTATGATTACATTGGTCGCGTACACTTGGACTATCTTGAACTGTATCGCAAGTACACTTATGAAGAACGCCACACCTATAGACTAGATGCTATTGCCGAATATGAACTAGGCGAGCGTAAGACACAGTACGAAGGCACGCTGGATCAATTATACAACAACGACTTTAAGACATTCGTTGAATATAACATCAATGACTGTATGCTTCTTGAAAAATTAGACAAGAAGTTAAAATTCATGGATCTTGCCAATACACTGGCGCACGAAAACACAGTCCTGCTACAAACCACAATGGGTGCGGTGGCTGTAACTGAACAGGCCATTATCAATGAAGCTCATCGAAGAGGATTTATTGTACCTAATCGTGTTAAGAAAGACGATAGAGAAGACAGCAATGCCGCAGGTGCGTATGTTGCATATCCTAAAGAAGGCATTCAGGATTGGATTGGCTCATTAGATATTAACTCATTGTATCCAAGTGCCATTAGAGCACTCAACATGGGGCCAGAAACTATTATTGGTCAACTACGTCAAACAATGACAGATGACTATATCGAAACACAACAGGCCAAAGGTAAATCATTTGCCGCGGCATGGGAAGGTGTATTTGGCAGTTTAGAGTATACTGCTGTAATGAATCAAGAGATTGGTACTGATATTACCATCGATTGGGAAAATGGTGACACTGATGTACTCAGTGCCGCCGAAGTTTATAGACTTATCTTTGAAAGCAATCAGCCTTGGATGCTTTCAGCGAATGGTACTATCTTCAACCATGAAAATGAAGGTGTAATTCCGGGGCTATTGAAAAGGTGGTATGCAGAACGCAAGGAAATGCAGGCCAAATTAAAAGATGCAATTAAAGCAGGAAATAAAGTTGAAGAAGAATACTGGGACAAACGACAACTCGTTAAAAAAATTAATCTTAACAGTCTTTACGGCGCTATTCTTAATTCAGGCTGTAGGTTTTTCGATAAACGAATCGGGCAAAGCACCACGCTCACAGGACGCCAAATTGTTAAACATATGGCGAGTAAAGTAAACGAGATCATTACCGGCGAATACGATTATAGAGGAAAGGCAGTTATATATGGTGACACTGATAGTTGTTATTTTAGTGCTTATCGCACTCTACAGAAGGACATTGAAGCCGGGAGCATCCCGTGGACAAAAGAAACAGTAATACAACTGTATGATACGATTGGTGATGAAGTCAATACAACATTCCCGCAATTCATGCTAGACTCATTCCATGTACCTAAATCACGTGGAGAAGTTATTAAAGCTGGTCGCGAAATTGTCGGTAGCAAGGCCTTATTCATTACTAAGAAGCGTTATGCAGTATTGTACTATGATAAAGAAGGTAAACGCAGTGACGTTGATGGCAAACCTGGTAAGATAAAGGCCATGGGCTTGGATCTCAAACGTAGTGATACGCCGGAATTTATTCAGAACTTCCTAAGTGATGTTTTGGAAATGGTTCTTATGGGCAAGCCAGAACAAGAAGTACTAGATCATATTAGTGATTTCCGTATCCGCTTCAAAGCTCGTCCAGGTTGGGAAAAAGGATCGCCTAAACGTGCCAATAATATTACTGAATACGAAGCTAAAGAAAAGAAAGCTGGTAAGACTAACATGCCCGGACATGTTCGTGCCAGTATCAATTGGAATACTCTAAAACGCATGTATCAAGATAAGTATTCCATGGCTATTACAGACGGTGCTAAAGTAATCGTTTGTAAACTTAAACCTAACCCATTAGGGTTTACATCAGTAGCTTATCCAGTAGATGAGCTTAGATTGCCGCAGTGGTTCAAAGATTTACCATTTGATCACGCTGAGATGGAGCAAACCATCATTGATAACAAGTTAGATAACTTGATTGGAGTTCTAAAGTGGGACGTAGCGAGCACTGAGGAAAAAAATACATTTAACAGTTTATTTGAGTTTTAATATGAGAAAAATTATAATTGCAGGATATGGGTTTGTTGGCAAGGCTGTTGCCAATGCCATTGATCAAACAAATACAGTATACCTTGTTGATCCAAAAATAAGCGAGCAAACAGTAAAAGATTATCCACTAGCCGAAGGTGTGATTATCTGTGTAGGTACTCCTAGTACTGAAACAGGAGAGTGCGATGTAAATCAAATCTATCAAGTAATGGATACAGTACCAGTACACATACCGGTATTACTTAAATCCACAGTACCGCCGAACTATCTAGAAAGACTATTGGTAAACTATCCAGATCATAGCATTTGCTATAGTCCAGAATTTTTACGTGCGGCTACAGCTAACAAAGATTTTGCTGAATCCAAGTATATGGTAGTCGGCGGTGAAGATCCGGAAGGATTTTGGCAAACGTTGTTTCAAGAATCATTGGCAAATTGCAAATTATTCTTTAATGTTAGTATTACAGAAGCTAGCATGATCAAATATGCCACTAACTGCTTCCTAAGCGTTAAGGTTGCGTTTTTTAATCAACTATATGATATGTGTCAAAAGAACGATGCTGACTATGAGCTAGTTAGACAGGTATTGACACATGATAACCGTATTGGCAATAGCCATATGCAGGTTCCCGGACCTGATGGAGAACGTGGTTTTGGGGGTGCCTGCTTCCCTAAAGACACTGATGCCTTTATCCATTATTGTGATACCTTACAAATATCGCATACATTGGTAGAATCAGCAGTAAAATACAATAAAAAGGTTAGGAAAAATCCTTGACATTGTCAAAAAAACCTATATAATAAACAAACATGGAGAATCATATGAAAGACTTTTTACAAGACCTAGTAGCACATACACACAGCCTAGGGTTTTTACCACTAGTTAAGGTAAGCGCATCTAGCAAAGAAACAATAATTGAATCAATGGCTGAAGATCGTTCAGTTATCTTAAATGCCAAGACGCATAATCCAGTCGATAATCTGGAAGGTACATTCGGCATGCCTCAACTGAACAAATTAGATTTGCACCTAAAGTGTCCAGAGTACAAAGAAGGCGCAAGCATTACTGTAGTCACACAAGAACGTGACGGTGAAGACATTCCAACAGGGTTGCATTTTCAAAACAGTATAGGTGACTTTGAAAACGATTATCGTTTTATGAATCAGGATATTATTAATGATCGTCTTAAAACTGTTAAGTTCAAAGGTGCCGCATGGGAAGTAGAGTTCGTTCCCACTGTATCTGCAATACAACGTTTGAAATATCAGGCTGCGGCTCATACTGAAGAACCAGTGTTCCAAGTGTCAACTGAAGGTAGTGATCTAGTATTCCATTTTGGTGATGCAAGCACACACGCAGGATCATTTACATTCCAATCAGGAATTACAGGTAAGTTGAAACAAAAATGGTCATGGCCTGTTACACAGGTACAAAGTATTTTGGCATTGTCAGGCGATATTACTATGAAGATCGCAGACGCAGGTGCGTTGAATATAACTATTGACAGTGGTTTTGCCGTATACGAATATATTCTTCCAGCGCAGAGCAAATAATGGCCGAATTACACAAACGTACTATACTAAGAGCATTAAGTTATAGAATAGTAGCATTACTCATAACTGCTATATGGACTGGGTTAAGTGATGCTATTATAATTCATATTATCTTAACTGCGGTTCATTACGCTATGGAAAGAGCATGGTTAAAAATTAAATGGGGTAAACTTTGAATCGAGACTTAACAAGTACACAATCAGACTACGCATACTTTCTGCCGGCAACATCGGGATTCTATAGCACATTTATAGGTAAACAACGTTACGGCAATTACGTTGATCCAGCTCGTATACCTGCAAGTTTTAAATCAGGCGTAGAAAGTCTTAATTACCTTGAACCTGATAAAGGTCAGTTTTATTATGACCATTGTTTGTATTCAGCAGGGCATGCTAATCTTGATTTGAACAAGCAGGACGAAAGCGAAGACATGTTCCGCAATCGTAATCGTGCTACAAGTTGGGTGCTAGGTGACTCTGGAGGTTTCCAAATTGGTAAAGGTGTTTGGCCAGCTGACTGGAAAGATCCCAATTGTCCAAGAGCCGCGTTGAAACGTAAACAAGTTCTTACTTGGATGGATAGTCTAATGGACTATGGCATGGGATTAGATATTCCAGCGTGGGTAGCTCGTAGTCCCCAAGGTGTTAAAGCAACTGGTATTAGTACATATAATGAAGCAGTACAAGGCACATTTATCAATAATGATTATTTTATGAATAATCGTAATGGTAATTGTAAGTTCTTAAATGTATTGCAAGGTGAAAATCATGCAGATGCCGAAGGTTGGTATCAGCATATGAAGAAATATTGTGATCCAAAACAATATCCAGGCCGTCATTTTAATGGCTGGGGTATGGGTGGACAGAATATGTGTGACATACATCTACTCTTAAAAAGGCTTGTAGCATTAAGATTTGATGGCCTATTAGAAAAAGGTCAACAAGACTGGATGCACTTCTTAGGTACAAGTAAATTAGAGTGGGCTGTATTATTAACTGATCTTCAACGTGCTATAAGGAAATATCATAATGACCAATTTACCATCTCTTTTGATTGCGCATCACCGTTCCTTGCCACAGCAAATGGACAAATCTATATTAATACAGAAACCGACGACAGGCAAAAATGGGTCTACCGTATGCAGGCTTCTGCAGACGACAAGAAATATGCAACAGACAGCAGACTCTTTAAAGACGCAGTCCTTCAAGACTTAATCTTTGAAAAATTTGAGTCTAGTCCAATTATAGATCAATGCCGAATACAGGATATTTGTATCTATAAACCCGGAGACCTAAATAAGAATGGTAAGGAAGGCAAAACTTCTTGGGATTCATTTAGCTATGCAATCATGATGGGCCATAATGTGTGGATGCACATCAACGCAGTACAAGAAGCCAATAGACAGTACGATTCGGGCAAAATGCCTGCCATGTTAGTTGACGAACGCTTTGATAGACTGTATTATAAGGATATCATTGAAGCAATTTTTTCAACAAGTGATCGAGGAACTGCCGAAGCTATTATTGAAGAATTTTCAAAGTATTGGGATACTATTATTGGTACTAGAGGTAACACAGGAAAGCGTATTACTAATGCTCAAACTTATGCAGAAGTACATTTTGAAATTGAAGCAAATTTAACAGAAGAAAAAGTAGTTAAACCAGAACCTAAACCTATTTTAAATGAATCATTATTTGAACTATGACATTACCCGACGAACGTTTTAGAAGCATACAACGAACAGAAGAGTTTTTAACAGATTTACTTAATCCTCAAAAAACTCCACGAGTTCCAAAAGAAGTTCGTGAACAAGCTCGTTGGTGTTTGAGGCACTATCCTAGTTATCATAATCTAAAAATGTTAGAACGGGCGGCTCCAGATATAGTACAAGAACGTATGGAAGATGTTAGTCGTATGATCAAATATTGGGAAGAAGGAAAGAAAATAAATGAAGCGTGAATATACTACTGGTACAAGTGAAGATGTAACATTTTTTGTTGGCACAGAAATTGAACGCACTCCTGCATTTGGCATGCGTACACTGTTTGTTGTAGGCACTCATGACGAACAGGTTATTATTAGCCTTGCTAAAAATAATGATTGTACTCATATCTATTTTGGTGCTAATCAAAGTTTTAGTACCAAAGGTGTTAACGATATAGCAGGTTGGCGTCCGTGGGAAGACATGATTCAAGGATGTTTAGATGCAGACTACTGGTGTACTTTAGATTTTGATGTAAGAGAACATGAAGGTGTACTAGAAAGCGGTTTAACCGAATATCGTAGATTTATTCCTCAGATTAGTGTAAAATTGCCTTATATAGGACAACTAGGATACAACGCTACTATAAAGATTGATGACAAAGATTTCGACGCTACTAATCCCGGCGTTTGGTGTGTGCCAATCGGTGCTATCAC